GCTATTGCACAAATAAGCGGCTCAATCGAAATTGAGGGTGATAAAAGCACGCGTGTTGTACTTCCTGTGGTGCCTTCATCATTCAATGAAGAATCTACATGGAATGCTACAACAGTAAATATTAACAGTTTTGGTGAGGTTTCCCTTCTAGGCAAAAAAAATTTAAAAAAATTGCCATTTACATCTTTTTTTCCTTATCGATGGGGGCCATATTGTTCTGTCGGTTCAAATGAACTTAAGGAACCATACAAATATGTATCTCTTATCAAAAACATGCAGGGGAAGATTTGTCGATTAGTAATGTCAAATACTGACAGTGCTTATGATATGTTATGCACAATAAATAGTTTTACTTACGGAGAAAGTGATGGTACTGGTGATGTACAGTATACTCTTGATATTGTTGAGTATAGAATCCCAACCATTAAAACAGTAAAGGCTTCAACATCAACATCAAAGAAAGCTTCTAAAACAACACCTAAAAGGGTATCGAAGCCAGTAAGCAAAACTTATAAGACTAAGACAAATGATACACTTTATAAGATCGCAAAAAAGAAGCACGGAACAAAGAAAGCTAAGTCATATGCTAAAAAGATTTATAATCTTAACAAAAAAACTCTTAATAGTGCATTTGCAAGATACGCAAAGAAAATTTCGAAGAAAAAAAATGGTAAAGCTGCAGCTAAGAAGTACAAGAAGACGGCTGCTATTAATAAGAAAATTCCAAAGAATGTAACTCTTAAACTTCCTAAGTAGGTGATTAGATGGCGATTAAACTAGAATGGTATAAGAAGTCGGATAAGACTACAACGGATATTACAGAACTTGTTACTAAAGCTTCGTGGACAGGTGCGAACACTCAGACATCAAGATCATTGAGTTTCAGCATAGTATCCAATTACTATGATAAAAACTTCAATGCACCTAAGATTAACGGCGGTGACATTATCTACTTTTACGATGGATCATCATTAAAATTCGTTGGTAGAGTATTCAACACTGAGAAGAAATCTGAAATAGGTACGGTGGATGTGACAGCATACGATTACATGTATAACCTCACGAAGTCAACTGGTACATATAAGTTTACAAAAAAGACCCCAGAATATATTGCTAAGTCAGTAGCAAAATCGGTAGGTGTATCAGTTGGATCTATGCCGAAGACTAAACATTCCATCAAGAAGTATATTCCGAGTGACATGAGCCCGTATAACATTATTCTTAAAGCATTCCAAATGGTTGAGAAATACACAAAGAAAAAATATATGCTGCAAATGAATGGCACTAAGCTAGAAGTTGTTGAGAGAGGTACTGTAGCAACCAATCTTATATTCTCTAGTGATTCACATATAACAGGTGCACAGTACAGCGAAGATGCAACTGGAGTAATCAATAGAGTGAATGTATATAACTCTAAAGGCACGAAAATAGGACAGGCATCAAGCAATGGTGATATTTCCAAGTATGGTGTATTGCAAGGCTCTATTAATGTAGATAAAGGAAAAGGTACCACTGAAGCTAAAAACACCATAACTGGCATCACAAAGAATGCTAGTGTCACTTGCATAGGTGACTGGGCGTGTGTGGCTGGTAGAGCAATCAATATTGAAGATGCTGCAAGTGGGATTGTGGGCAAGTATTGGATAAAGAATGATACACATGAATTTGAGAATAATACTCACATGATGACACTCGATTTAGAATTCAGCAACAAGCAAGAGACAATTGACTATAGTCAAATCAACAATAATGCTTCAAAGACAACTAATGCTGATGGATCAGTGACAAAAATCAAGAAGAAAACATATAAGGCAATCTTCACAGGATACGCGCCAACAGGAAAGAAAACAGAAAATGGTGAAAAGACAGTTCCAAAAAGTCATACCTGCGCAGCTCCTAAATCGATTGCGTTTAACACTAAAATCATCCCTAAAGGAACTAAGACATCTATAGATAATGTGACTTATCGAGTAAATGATAGAGGTGGAGCCATTAAGGTTGACAAGAAAGGATATTATCATATTGATATTCTTTTCAAGAATAAGTCAGAAGCAAAAAAATTTGGAAGAAGAACTGGAAAGATAGAAGTTATCAAAAAAGTTACAGTAAAAACTGCATCCGAATCTAAAGTCGGTTCGGCATTCGGACAAAGGCTTGTTAACAAGGCTCTTTCAAAAAGAGGCTGCAAATACGCGTGGGGTGCCGCTGGACCTCATACGTTCGACTGTTCAGGCTTAGTATGGTGGGCGTGCAAACAATGTGGAGTTAATTTTGCAAGAACGAATACTAAAGGCCTATCTAAAAAATGGAAAGGTGTATCTTATGCAAAAATGAAACCTGGAGATATCATCATATTCTCTTCAAATGGTGCTTATAGTGGTATTCACCACACAGGCATCTATATCGGTAACGGCAAGATGGTTCATGCGCCACATACAGGAAGCACTGTAAGAGAGCAGAGTATTACAAGCGGATACTATAGAAGGCAGTGGTACACAGCTAGGAGGATTAAATAACAATGAGAGAGAATGTAGCAGGTTCGTCTAGACTTGCATCTGTCATTAAAGAAATTGCAAAAGGTGCACAGCCTGGTGCAGCACTCATCGTGGGTACAGTTGTAAACAAAAAACACCAAATCAGAATAAACGGAGTGGTGCTAAATAGAAAAGATTATAGAACATTGAAATCAGTCTATCTGGATGATCTAAAGGCTGGCGACGATGTTCTTTTGTTTAAGCCTAACGAGTCTCTTATAGTTATGTTGGGCAAAATCATTTAAGGAGGTTGCCTCATGGATGAAGATTATATTACACAAGATAACGACTTACTAGAAGGACTTGATACAGAACAGTATCCACTGACAATCGAAAGCGATGACGTGAACTCAATCGCTGATACTGATAATGAAGTTGAATATAGAGACTTTGCTCTTATGAGCGATGGCAATATATCAAGTTCAAAAGTCAGTGGACTTAATGCATGCATGCAGTGGGCGAGAATTGCTTTAAGCATTGCAAGGTTTCGCTATGAAATGTTCGGAGATGACTATGGAAGTGAGATTGATACGCTCTTAGGATATTCTTTTGATCAAGGATACATTGAGGCGGAATGTCAGAGAATGATTGAAGAATGTCTTACACAAAATAAATACATCAAAGGTATCGATGAATTCACAAGTACTTTTTCAGGAAGTCATCTCACTTGCAGTTTCAAGATGTTAACTGACTTCGGAGAGGGGGAAATGAATAATGTCGAGATTTGATAGCAAGACGTATGAAAACATTAAAGAAGATATGCTTGCATCGCTTCATGAAGATTATGGAGTAGATGCGCAGGAAGGCTCTTTCATGGATATTGCAGTCTCTAAAATGGCTGCACGATTAGAAGAAGCATACATCGATATTGATAACATTGATCAGAACTTATTGATTGACACGATGGATAGAGAGCATTTGATAGAAAGTGGCGCTGAAGTTGGTCTTCTTGTAGATGAAGGTACTTCAGCTGTGGTAAAAGGCAAGCTTAATGTGCAATGTGAGATTGGAGATATCTTTACTGCTACCGATGCTGATTACAGCTATATTGCAGTTGAGTATCTTGACTCAAGCGTAGTTGATGATGAAACGTACTATGAGTACAATTTCCAGTCTGTAGAGCCTGGAATAGATGCAGGAGCATTTGTTGGCAATATCGAGCCAATGGACGCTCTAGATGGATTTGAGGAAGGCTATATCGAGTCATGCGTTATTCCTGGAACTGATGAAGAAGAGACTGAAGTCTATCGTGCACGACGAATGGAATTCTTTTTTGATAGAGAATATGCAGGGAATAGAGCATATTACAAGAATCTTGTAGATGAATTTGATGGTGCGGAAGCATGCAAGGTAAAGAGACGATCTGAAGACGATGAATATATAACACTTTACGTGTTGGCCGACGGGTACGCATTACCTGGCGATTCGCTTCTAAACGAACTGAAGGAATACATAGATCCTGCTGATTCAAGTGGTGGAGGATATGGAAAAGCTCCTATCGGGCATAAAGTACAGGTACTAAGTGCTTTGTCTACAGATATCACAGTCAGTGCTACTCTTGAATATGAAGCGGGATACTCGTACGATGCTTTAAAAGAAGCAATCAGGACTGCACTTGAAAAGTATTTCACCAATTTGAGAATGTCGTGGGAAGACAGTTCTAATCTTGTTGTACGTATTTCAGGTATTGAAAATGCACTTATCAATATTGATGGAGTACTAGATGTGGGCAATGTAAGAATCAATGATTCAGCTAGTAACCTCAAATTGGATGAGTATACTGTACCAACCCTAAAAAATATTGATGTGGGGTGATTAGATGGCCGAATTAAGAAAAATGGAAACGCCTGACGTATTGCTAGAAATCCCACAAATTAAGCAGCTTTACGAATTAACTGACAAATATGTAAGCAAACTGGTAGATGACTATGAAGATGTCCACAATGACATCTTCATAGAAACTAGTACTGAGTACGGTATCGCGAGACGAGAAAAAATCTTAGGCATTGTACCGCTTGACACTGACAGCCTAGAAGATAGGAGGTTACGTGTACAGTCTAGGTGGTATGAGATGTCCCCTTATACATTCAATGGGTTGAAAAAACGTTTAATAGAATTATGTGGCGATGAGATCGTTGTAGAAGAGGACACTAAAAATATAACCCTGCACGTTGAGGTGCCTTTATCAAGAGCAAATCAGTATGATGTTGTAAAAAGCTTTCTAGAAAGCATTGTGCCAGTTAACATGCATATCGAATTGTCATATCGCTTCTATCACTATAGAGAATTACGCGATAAGACGTGGAGACAGCTTGCAGGAAGTACTTGGAACGAAGCCAAGAACAAAAATATTATCGAAGGTAAATCATTTAATGATTATTCTGATATGACTTATAAATCATATCAGAATAAAACTTATAAAAACTTACGAAGAGGTGAATAAAGAGTGAGCAGAAAAACGACTAATTATAAAATCACGGTACCGGATAATAACGATTTCATAGATATTGAGACTGTATCAGATGCGATTGAGGAATTTGATAATATCCTATTCAACGTAGATAAAAAAACATTAACAGGCACTGGCGCTGGATTTCATTCAAGTATTTATCGAGGAAAGTATTTAGGAGATACATACACAAATGAACAAAAAGCAGCTATTGCTAATGGTACATTTGACGATTTGTTTATTGGCGACTACTGGACCATCAACAACATAAATTGGCGAATTGCCGATTTCGATTATTATTATAATGTCGGTGACACAGCCTTTACTAATCATCATGTAGTTATTGTACCTGATACAATTTTATACACCGCCAAAATGAATACAGAAAGCGTTACAACAGGGTGCTACACGGGGAGTGAATTGTATACTACAAATTTAGGCACTGCTAGGACTGCGTTTGACAACGCTTTCGGCAGTTCGTTCATTCCAGCGCATAGAGGTTTATATTCAAATGCCACCAACGATTATGGCGCTCCTTCTGGGTTTGCTCATAGAGATATGAGAGTTGAACTTATGTCAGAAGAACAGGTCTTTGGTCATGCTGTATTTGGTCAAAGGGGTGTTGATGTAGGCACACAGAAAACACAGTTTAAGCTGTTTGCACTAGACTCAAATAAAATCAGTATTAGACAAAGATATTGGTTAACAAATGTTGCGTCTTCGACAAACTTCGCTTGTGTGGAAATCGATGGTTCCGCGGAAATTTGTAGAGCTATGCTCTCTAGTGGAGTGCGTCCATTTGCATGTGTAGTCGGAGCGTAGCGAACACTAATGATTTTTAAGGAGAATAAATATGAAAGTTAAATTTATTGACGGCTTCGAGTTTGAAGCTGAACTCAACGGCAATAACATCATTCCAGAAATAGAAGTAGCCGATGAAGAATTACAAGAGAGTAATTTAGTTAAAGTACTAATTGACAATGCTGAGTATGAAAACATGGTGTGCTGCAACAATTTCAGAGTGGATGGCAAGCAGCATCTCATTATTAGACCTTTAACAGCAAGAGAATTAAAGGATAGAGACATTGAAGCTAAATTAGAATATTTAGCAATGATGGGAGATGTTGAACTATGATGAGTAAATTTGAAAAGGTTCTGTATTGGTATCGTGCAGGGATGTGGGACATAAAAAAAGTTAGAAATGCAGTTGTTAAGAAGTGGATCACCGAAGAAGAGTTTAAGGAGATTACTGGTGAAGAATACTAGAAGAAATGGAGGAAACGCTTATGGATTTTATAAGATTTATAGTTGATGGGCAACGGCTAGACTACAGCCAAAAATATTACTCTTCGACAGACACCATTAACACAATCCAGTGCAATTTCAAATTTGAAACTGATGATCTAGGACACGTCCGTGGTGGATGGAATTTGCCGTTTATCTGGGCGCAGTTTCATGATGAAAAGGGCAATGTATATGTCAAAGAAGTTACAGCAGACAATACATGTTCTATTCCATTCGAGTGTTTAAAGCAGCTCAAGTTTAAAATGACGCTTTTCGCTACGGACACACAGGATTATATGACATGTACAAAGCGATACACTACAAATGAGATCTCATTTAGATTTAGCGGTTTAGCTAACTTAAATTATGATGGTGGAGTCAGTCCTGACGAACCTATGCCAACAAACTGGCAAATTTTGCTTGATAGGGTTGATACTTGCGAGAGCACTGTTGATGGACTATCACAAGACGTGTCTGTGATTGGTGGCAGGGTAGATGGATTGTCTCAGGATGTAGCTAATATTGACGATAGGGTTGATACTGTATCGCAAGACGTAGCCACAATTGATGATAAGGTTGATGGCATTGACAGTAGAGTTACAAGCAATACTAATGCCATTGAGGGCATCAATACTACAGTTGATGAATTAAATACA